TTTCTGCATCTGTTCCATAAGTTTCCATTGCTGCGATGGCGCCTGCAAGAGATTTTGGATCTGAGATTAATGAGTTTAATGCCTTTGGAGACATGGCTGGGCCATTCTTAGCAAAGAACTCTAGTACTGCTGGAATTTTTGTATTATTACTTTGTTCTTCAATAGCAGTCTTTCCAACATTAATTAATTCATTAATCTTCTCTCGTGCAACTCTTTGTTTTTCTAGTGCAATGTTTGTTGCTAACTCTTTGTCTGTAATCTTACCAGTGGCGATAACTGTTGTCATTGCTTCATCTGAAAGTACCTGCTGAATTTCAGAATTAGACATTCCTAGTGCAGCCAACTTCTTTGTTACAATTTCCTGTTCATTTAGATTTTTAAGAACTGATTTTTGTGCAACAAGAAAGTCTCCAGTAATTGCTTTATTAAGTCCAGCCTCTACTTGATCTGAATTCTTGCTAAATACAACATCTCCAACTTTTGTACCTTTTGCTGCAACCTTATTTGTAAATGGATCAATAACTTTGCCTTTATTTTTTCCAGTTCCTGCTTTGGCTGTACGCATAAACTTTGCTTGCTCTTTTGGATCAAGACCCATGATAAAGTCCATATACTGAGAGTTCTTGCCAAGGTCAAGCATTTGTTCTTTAATGCCCTTATATGCATCTCCAATACCGCCCTTCTTTGCTGCTAGAAGTGCTTTATTTAAAGCCTTAATTCCACCCTCTGCATTTATAGATGCAAGGCGAACTTCTTTAAGTCTCTTAAGTAGATCTGCATATGGGTCTGCTGGCTTATTGCCTGAGCCAGTGTCGGTTGCTGGACCTGCTGCTTTAGAAGCAACTACAGGATCTTTTCCATATTTTGCTTGAGACATTTCAAAAGCAGTTTTTGCTGCTTGAGTTGGATCATTTAAGGTACCCTCTGTAAGAGCCTTAAATTTTGTTTCATATGTTGTTTGATATACGCTATTTTTATCTGTACTGAATGCTCCTGCAAGCCCTGCTTCTTGTTCTGCAATCTTCATGGCCCATGCACGTCTTGCTTCTTCATTTTCAAAATGCATCATTGTATCGAAAAGTGTTGTATATGTTTGAATTGCTTCTTTTTGAACTGGATCCTTAAGTGCACCAAAGTATGTCCAGTTATCAATAATGCCTTGCATATTAATTCCAGTATCTTTACCAAACTCAATAATTGCTTCTTTTTTAATTGGTGTTTCCATCTTTTCAATTAAATCAAGATTTTTTGCAAGTTTTTCAAGTCCTGGCAAACCAACTGTATCAATGTAGGCACTCATGTCTACCTCTAAACCATCAGATGCTTGAAGCAATGCTAATGCTTTTCCAATTTTATCAAATTCTGCTGGACTCTTTCTGACCATATTCAAAACAATATTTTGTGCTTTTCCTTTGTTACTCATTCCAGAAAGAAGTGATGTAAGTTCTGCTACTTTTGTAGCACCTTGTTTCCTAATTCCAACATTTAAAGCAACATCCATACCTGCAAGATTTCCTGCAAATATTTTCATCATTGCTTCCATTTGATTAGGATTTAACTGACCAGAAGCCATAAGCATTTGAATTTTTGCTTCAAAGACTCTTCCTTCTTTTTTACCCTTAAATGATTTATCTTCATCTGCACGTGCTCCAGCATTAAGAACTCTTTGAGCGGATGCTTCATAAGCAGTTCCTTTATACTTTGCTTTTACATCAGCCTTATTGGCGTCAAAGTACGCATCTTCTTTATCAGTTCCAAGATACGGACCAAGGATCTTATTTGATACATTTGCTTCTTGCATTGCTATTTGTCCAGCAACAAGTCTATTCATTTTTTCCATGCCTACAATTTGCTGGTCCTGCAATGTTTTAATCTGTGTATCTAACTCTATCTGTCTTTCTTTATTTGTTGTTGCAGCACGTTGTGCTGTCAAAGATTTTAACTGATCTTCATAGTATCTTGACATCCCGTCTGCTTGCATTTGTGCCATCTCAACTGCATTGGTTCCTGCTGCTGCAAGGGCTGCTGCTTCAGTTCTACCACTTTTCCCTAGGGCTACGGCCTTGTCTAGTCCATCAATTATTCCTTCTGATCTTGCCCCTGCTACAACTGCAAGACGTGTTCTTACTGTTAATGGATCTCTTATTAGGTCTTCTCCATTTGCCCCGATAAGATTTCTTAGTTGTCCATCAACCTTCATGGATATACTTGAATCCTTAAGATTAATTCCAAGTTGGTATGCTGTTTGACTTGCAAGATCTGCACTCATTGTTCCATCAGAAACTGCTGCTGCTAACTGCATTGCAAACTGTTGTGCTGCTACTTCTGAACCATTTTGATTTGCGTTCTTTGTATATGTGGCTGTCAACTCTTTACCAGTTGCGGACCCCATAAACTTCTCGCCTTCCATAGTTCCCTTACGTGCTGCTTCATTATATCCAGAAAGAAGGCCATCGCCTCTTCTCTTATTCATAATTTCAGATGCACCAACAAGACCAGTTTCTTGGCCAATCTTTTTCATTAAATCAGATGTAGCAGATGTTGCAGTTACAAACTTTGCAGTTTCTTTTGCTGCATTTTCAAAATGTTTATTAAGCATGTAAGCGCCTGCTCCAAGTGCAGCAATTCCTGCAACAGTCCAACCTACTGGCCCCATACCTGCAAGGGCTGGTGCAATTGATGCTACTGTAGATGCTGCTCCAAGTGCTCCTGTTACTACTGGTGGGGCTCCTACTGCTCCTGCAACCATAGTGGCCATTCCTAGGCCTCCTGCAGCCTTACCAGAGAACTTTCCAACCTTCTCTCTACGCATACCACGCTTCATCTTGTTATATGTTTTCTTGTCCATTGGGTCGCCTGTACCTGGATCAATAAATACTTTGCCATCTTCACGAGCATATCCAGAAGCCTCTTTGAGCGCTTGTTCTTTTGTCATTCTGCTATCAAGATTTTGAGACTGTGATGCAGAAGAATTTATCTTTGCACGAAGCAAGCCAAGTTCTCTTTCTTTCTCTGCAAGAATTTCACGGTCTTTCTTTGAGATCTGACTTGCAAGCATAGAAGAGTCTTGCTGTGCATTTGCTGTTTGATCTGCTGCATTAGCAATTTGTTGTGAACTATTTGCTGTTGCTTCAGCAAGATCTGACGCTGTGACTATGTTATCTTGATGTCTTCTCTGTGCCTCTAGTGAATCCCCAGTTGCCTTAGATAGTTTATCTACCTCTAGTGTTAATGTTGCAGATGATTTGTCAACTCCCCCAGAACTTGATCCAGCAGACATCGATCCCTTGCCATCTCTTCTTCTTCTATCAAGAGCCTTAAGAACTTGTCTCTGGTCTCTCATATCTGGAGTATTTATATCATCATAAAAAGTCTTGTTGTCGACATCAACTTTTGCAGCACTCTTTAACTTATCTGACTGAGTAGAAACTTCTTTAGCCTTTGATGCAAGACCTTGTGAAAGACCATCTCCAATATCTTGCCCAAGTTTCTTGGTTCTCTTTGACGGAGATGCTGTTTTAGCAATTTCTTTTTCTGCTCTTGTTAAATCTTTATCCAATGCATCGCTAATCTCTGTTGATGCTTTTACAAATTCTGGGTTTCTCTTTCTATAAGGCTTTGCACTTGATGATGCACCAAGTTCTGATCTTAATGCTGTTTCTTTTGCTGCTAAAGATATTCTTTGACCTTCTGAGCCACGGTTTGCTTCGCCACCAAATGTTCCAACAACAGATGTTGACTTTGCATCTGCAATTGCCTGCTTCATCATTCCACTAACAGAATCTCCAAGTTGTGATTGTGCTTGCTCTACTGCTGCATAAAATTCTGGATCATTAACAAACTCTGTTGGAATCTTTGAAACCTCATCTGAAATTCTGCTTGCAAATGTTTGCATATCTGCATGCATCTGTGCAGCAACTGCTGGATTATTAAGTGCTTCTTCAAGTGACATACCCATTGACCTTGCATACTGATCATACATTGGGGCCATGGTGATTGCCATATCTTTGCCACCAAACTTAGATGCAAGATCAGTTGGAGACATCTGTCCTTTGTTTGCTTTTTCTGGAAGCATAAATCCAAAGTTACTAAACTCTCTTACGTATCCATTTGGGTCTCCTGCTCTTGCTGCATCTGCAGAAGACTGCAAGTGTTTTCCAACTCCAGATGTTTTTGATGTTGCCATATCCGCAAGGCGCTGTAACTCTTGAGGATCTCTTACTGGTGCACCTGGTGCCTGACCATGTGCAAAAACATAATTTTCTCCATTATAGGTTGTTGCAGCAGTTCCCTTTGGTCTATTTCTTGCCACACCTTCTTGTTCAAGGATGTTCTTTATTGTTTCCCCAGATAATTTCTTAAATCCTTCTCCTGCTGCTTTGGCTTGATCTTCAAGCATTTGTAATACACGAGATACTCCTTCAACATCTTTACTAAATTTTGATAACTCTGAAATTAATGCAAGGTTAGCGCTTTGTGGTGTTGATCTATTTGGAATTGCATAACTTTTTCCATTAAATGAAATACTTGATCCATCTGCACCAACTGTCCCTGCAGTTGCGTATCCTGGAACAGAATCATTTCCAATTGCTTTAAGAAGTGGTCCATACTTGTCTGTATTCTTTTTTGATACAACAGTTTCTCCTGGAGTAAGCATTGCTGGAACAGTATCTCCAGTTCCTGAACCTGGAACACTAAATACACCTTCTGCATATTTTCTTGGAGCAAGTCCTGTAGTTGCACCCATAGCCCCTGGTGCTGCATTAAATAACCCTGGGGATGACATTGCAAGTGCTCTTGCCTGCGATGCTGCATTTCCATATGCTGCTGCCAATGCATTTGCTGCTCCTGCTTCAACATTAAATGTCTCAATTAATTTTTGATGTGATGTGTGAAGTGCGTTAGACTGTGCAAGACTTTCAATCTGTTGCTGAGTCATATAGTCAAAGCCTGCACCAAGGACATTACTTTGTCCATTAAGTTTAGCCATTCCACCACGAAGCATTGCAAAGAACTTAATTACGTTTGCAGTTCCGTTAGCAAGCAAACCAAATGCCATAAGAGCAACTGGGGCTAGCCCTCCAATCACTCCAACAATAGTTGTTATGATTTTCTTTGTTCCATCACTTAGGTTGTTAAACTTTGCTAATATATCTCCAACAAATTTTACAATAGGTGTTGCAGCCTCAAGGAATGCCTTACCCAAAGGCATCAATTGAACCTTCATATCTTCAATTGCCTTTTGGAATTTCTTTCCAGTTGCATTTTCAATCTTTGCTGTTTCTCGCTCTGCCAGGATTGCTAACTCTTCCATAGAGGCGCCTGCCAAACCTAGTGCTCTAGAAGCCTGACTGCCATCCTTTGTTATGTTCTGGAATAATGTTGATAGACGGGCAAACTGGAACTTACCAAACATCTGTTCAATTGCTTTAGCACGGTTAAGAGGATCTAGTGTATCTAGTGCTCTTGCAAATCCTACTACGGTGCCTTTTAAATCCCCCGCATTATTATTAACAATTCCCTTAATATTAATTCCAAGACCAGCAAGCATATCTGATGCTTTCTTAGAAGGATTGATCATTGATGCAAGTCCAGACTTAAGTGCGTTAGCACCTTCTGATGCATTGATTCCACCTTCCTTCATTGCTGTAAGAAAGAATGCAAGATCTTCAACAGATCCTCCAAGTTGTTTTACAACGGGGGCTGCTTTTGGAATTGCAATAGTTAAATCTTCAATAGACAAAACTGTTTGGTTTTCTACAGCGTTGAGGAAGTTAATCTTGGTTGCTAATTGTTCAGAAGATATTCCAAAAGCATTTTGCAAAGATATAGTGGTTTCTAATGCCTGTTGCTGATCCACTTGACCAAGAACGGCAAGTCTAGTTGCCTGCGTTACTTGAGCGGTAAGTGCTGCGCCAGCATAGCCTGCTGCTGCTGCATCTGCAGCCATGTTCATTGTATCTTTTACTGCAACACCATACTTAGTAAACTCACCAGCAAGTCTTTTAATTCCAGCAACAGCCTTGTCTGTTTCAGCAACGCTTGTTGCCATATCTCCATACACACGCTGGAACTTTACAGTCGCTTCTTCCATCTCTTTAAATGTTTTGGCAGCAAATGATCCAAGCATTGTTAGAGGAATTGTTAAACCAACCATCAACTGACGGCCTGCCCACTGCGTATTCTTACCAAAGTTTAGAAGTTGTGTTGAGCCTTGCTTAAGTAGTTGGTTAAGGAACTGCTGTCTCTGTGCAGCCATTTGAACACGTGTTGCATAGTCTGTATAGGCGCCACTTGTCATCTGTAGATGCTTTGGCATTACCTGAAGAGTTTTTACAAGTTGGCCATTGGCATTTGTTAGTTGAACATACTGACTTTGTAATGTCTTTACTCTGTCCTTGCTTGCACGTTGAAGAATTTCTTTTTCTTGAGCAAAGAAGTTTTTTAAGACATTGCTATTTAATGAGGTGGCTGCTGCGGTGTATCTAAAATATTGCTTAAGGCTTAACTGGTTCTTTTCCAGCGCAGAGGTGAAGGCTGCAGTAGATGTGTGGACATCCTTTTGGCTAGCAATGAACTTTCCAGTCTGGTTAATTGACTGTATGAGTTGGCTGTTTAAACCCTTTTGTGCATTTTCAGCAGCAATATTTCCTTGTGTTAAGGATTGGTTAAACTTGCTTAGACCAGCCTGAAGCCTTCTTAATTCTGAAAGAGCCGTGGCCGTATCAAAATGTATGCCTATATTAGCATTTACATCAGACACGTTTCATTCCACCTCTTTACATTATTTTTACTTAGTTAAAGAATTAACTAATGCAGTTGGATCAGCAAGTTGGATTCCAGAGGCTGCATCTACTACTTCGTATACTGTAGGTAGGTCGATGTTTTCTTCTAGTGCTGCTCTATCGTCTGCGAGTTCTGGACTGTACTGCTTGAATGCGATCTGTACGCAATCTAGAAGAATGTCCATAGACTTTTCATTGTTATCAGCCACTGTGCTTAGTTCCTGGAACTTCTGCATGAATGGCTTTAGTAGTGAAATCTTTAGTGGTTGTACTGTTACCTTTGTACCGTCGATTAAAACTACGTGCTTTTTATCTGTTGTGGCTTTGTCTGCCATAGTATTTCCTCCTGTGGATTGTTAAATTAATTATACCATAGCAAGCGTGTTTTTTTAGCCCTCTACAACTTCGTAGTCTATACCCATTCCAACACCAAACCCTGCTTTTGATGCAGTTGCACCCTGATATGCAAGAATGTCATTTCCATCAGTTGCCTGGCCTTTACTAAATACCCTAGCCTTCATATCTTCCCATTCTTTCTGGCTACCAGATCCAGCATCTAGATCTACACCCTGCATTGCTGCAATAAATTTCTTTTCGTTATGATCTAATTCTCTTTTAACACTAAGGGTTGCAAGTATCTCTGGCATAGACATTGATTTTTCTAGTTCTAGATAATCTTTCCAGATTCCCAGCAGAAATACTTCTGATTCTATCTTTGCTAAATCTAACTCTTCCCATGAAGATCCGCTATCAACTGCCTGCTTTTTTATTGATTCATCTGAATCTTTATTTACTTTGATACCTGCAGCATAATTAAGAAGTTTGTAGACTATGGGCATATTACATATATCTTCTGCCTCTGGATAAAACTCAGGACAGTATTGCTTTAATGTTATAGAGGCACATAAAGCAAGATTAGTCATTGCCTCATCATCCCCGTCAGAATTTTTAACAAGTTCAAACGCATCCATTAATTCTCTTAAATATTTTATCTTTAATGGCACTGCTTCAACTATAACTCCATTTAGTAATTCCACTTGTCCTGATTCATATATTTTTGTTGCCATTATATAAGTATACCAAAAGAAAAAGCCCTATCCGTTAAGATAGGGCCAATTCTATTATTAAGTTATATTTTGAAGATTATGCACCAGCGCCAGCAGAGCCGACGGTACGGTCAACGATCTTTCCGTATGAACCAGATGAGTCATCTGGAAGTAGACGGAATGAAACTTCAAACATAGAAGCAGCATCACGCTTTGCAGATACTGTTACGCTCTCAATTGAAAGTGCACGGTATGCTGTGTAGATACGCTCCTTTGCAACTGCTGCGTCGCCAGATCCTGGACCAACAGCAATTAGACCTGCTTCAACTGGGACGTCGCCCAAGTCTCCTGCAGATAGGTTAAGTGTTGGGTTTCCCGCAACTGTAGACAAGTTAGAATCCTTTGCTGCTAATGCAACTAGAAGGTTTTCCATTGTTGCTTCAGCGAATGATGTCTTTAGATTGACCTTCATCCCTTGCTTGAACAACTTTGCTACGTCAAGAACCTGATCAACAGCAACTTCACCGAAATCTGGCTGGAACTGTAGTTCTAGACCATTGCTGGTATAGCCTACGTTACGCCACTTTGCAGTGTTGGCTGATGATGAAAGGGTCTCTGTGTACTTTGTACCAGACACGAATGCTGGAACTGAAGTAGATGGTGTAAGGGCACCGTCTTCGTATGTGAAGAGCGCTGCTGCGCCAACGATGATGTTAGCGTTACTTCCTCTTGAATATGCCATATTTTTTCACCTTTTCCTTTATATGAAATAAAGGGCTTGTTTCCTCATATTAATTATAACAGTGTTTTTACTGATTAGTTGAGGCGATTAGCAAGGTAATTGGGGCGGGTTGGATCGTATGTGGGGTCATCGGACTTCTTGTGATGGTAATCATACTCTATAATTATCTTATTTCCAGACCAAGTTCTTGCTGTTCCAAAGTCTATGATATCTCGGCTTTCATTAAGTTGATATACTTTAAAACTATGAAAGGAAAGATTTGTTCTATATTTTGCTGGCACCTTATTAGCATTTGCTGCATACCATCTATTTATGTTTTCTGCTGAGTCAACGCCCTCATCAAAGTGCTCAAGGAATGACTCTTGTATAGCATATAAATCTGTTATTTCTCTTGCATAAAAATAATAAAGAAGTTGTTCACATTTGATTGATGGAAGTGGCAACCTTCTCATTCTGAACATTCGATCATAGACTCCAAGTGCACCTAGGGGTCCTCCTGGAAATTGTTCAGTAAAGGCGTCAATATCTGTTGGCATTGTTGGAACGAATTCCATAAACATCTCATCTGGAACTACTACATCTTTAATGTATGCATTAATAATTGCTGGTGGCATATGGATATAATCTTTTCCATCTACCTTATGAAATGGAGAGTTTACTCTCTTTGATATTGGATCATCAAGTTCTTCCATTATGATACCTTCCCAAGTGAAGCAGTTGCTACCCAGCGAGATCCAGTTGAGACTCCAACAGATCTTCCGCCTCGTGCTCCTGCTGCAATATTTTCTTTAAATACTTTTGCATTCTTAAAATGTCCTGACAAACCGCTTGCCTGTAAAAATGATTGTTTAAAATAAACACTAAAAAATGAATCTAAAACTTTTGCAAATTGACCTTGTGACTGACCTCCAGGGTTATCAATAGTAACTGAATTTGGAGTAAATATTGTCTGTCCATCAATATCGAATGCTAAGACCTTTGCTTTCCTAGGTGCTATGGTAACGGGTGTTCCGCTTTCCATAATCTGCGCCTTGCTGTAGAAGGGTACTTTAGATCCATCTTTTATAGTAGTTGATTGTTTAAAACTGCTAGAGAATTTTAAACCTGTTGATGTTATTGAATAATTTATATCGTACAGTCGTGACTCTGGTGATCCTATCTGATACCACTCATATATGTGATGAAGTGTTTGTGGGCTTACCCTTGCATTTGAGTCTATATATCCATATACAATTTCTGTAATCTCTGGTCCTAAATTTCTGTACATCTCTGCTTTGCCGTATTCTAGTCCTTCAATAAATCCAAACGAGTAGTCCATTATGTTTTTCATTTCTTTATTAAATGCTGCTGTATTAAACTTAAGGCTTATCATATTGTTGACACCTGATTTTCAGATCTTCTAACGACTAGTTTGTAGTATTCGATTCCACCAAATGGTCCAACAAATGGCTCAGTTGTTGCAATCTCAAATATGCTTGATTTTCCTGCTCGAACCCCTGCTGTTTCTACATAAATTGGGTTTCCAGATGAGTCTCTAATATTAGTAATGATAATGTTAGTAATGGAGGTGGCTTCTTGTCTTTCTGATATTCGAATGTCATTTTTAGTTCTTCCGTATAGTACTGAACTGTGTGTTATGTTTACGTTGGGGGTTACTTCTTCTTTTGCTTTAAGTCCCGCATAGGATAGGCTACAAGCGATTGTCTTGTCTATTAGCCACTGCTTTTTAACTTCTCCAAGATCACCCTGTGTAACGATTGGGTAATAAACATCAGCCAATAACGGGAAGGTGAAATCTGCAACTTCGCATAGCATTAGATTATCCCTGGCTTGAGAATAGTATTTGAATACTTATCCAAGATCTTATCTACTAGCATATTTCCTGTTCCACTAAACACTGCTTTATCAAATTCAATTGTAAACTGATCTGTATTGTATGATGTTACATATCTCTTATAATAATCTAATTTTCCACACTTGATATCTTCAATAAGTGCTCTAGTAGCAATTTCTACATCTGATGGGATAGTCTTGTATCCGCTGTCAACAATAAATGTATAGTCCCACCCTGATGGGAATCCTACTGTTTCATATCCAAAGTATCCAAGGTCTCCTCTTGAGATCGGTAGGTTAGGCATTTGATATTCTGCACGATTCCACATTTCATTTACAACTCTTTGAACTGCAGAGTTATCAAGAGTAATCATATAGTTATGTATATTTGTTTGTGGTGTTTCTACATTATAAACTAAAACGTTATTTTCATATACTTTTAAAATTTTATTTGTGTCGGCCCAAAGTGGGAAGTAATCTGTTCCTTGTCCAACTGTCTGAATAATTTGTTTATGGTTATAGAATCCATTTGGAATAATAGTATCAATAATTGCTCTAGCAAAAAGTTCATGCATTCTATACTCTGCAACTTCTGAAGCGGTATCGCCAATCTTGTTTGCATTCACATATGGTCTAATAATATCTAGGTTTTCTTCATACAAAACATTAACTTTTGCTGTGTCATAAAACTTAATGTAAAACTTTCTATCAAAACTTACTTTGTCTAGGGGTAGCACATATGTAACAACACCATGAGCATCTGAATGTGCTGTAGTCTCTACTACTGAGTGATCCACCAAATCCTCAACAACTTGAACATAGTTATAGTTGGCTATAGGTAGTGTCCAAGTAGTTGTAATAGGATAAGGTGGAACTCTCATTACCTCCATGAATTAGTTACCGAATTCCTTCGCAACTTCTTCTGGTGTAGCAATTCTGCAGTGATCTCTTGTCAACCAAGCCTCGGCTGCCTTTGGAGAAAGAATGTTGTATCCGTTATAGACCTTGCCAAATTCTCCCCATGATGCGTTTCTTGTAGAAAATACTGCAACCTTATCTGATGTAAGTGGTGCAGATGGTGCAGCAGGTGCTGCATGAACTTCTTGTTGAACTGGTGCATTCGATCCCAAGACTCCGTTATTGTCATAGCCTAGTGATGGCTGTGGTGCAACTTCTGGTGCCTCTGGTGAACCGATAACATCGTTGTCTGATTCTGGCTCTCCTGGATGAACGTAAAGGAAAGGCTCTGGGTCTTTCCATTGTGGTGCATCTTCAAGTTCAAGTAGTTCTACATCATTAACCTCATCAATCATTGCTTGATCTTCTTCACTCATTGCTGGTGCAGGTGGTTCTGGTGTTTCTAAAACTTCTGGGTTTTCTTCAACAATAGAAGATAGTTCTTCTTCTGAAAATGTCCCAGCAATTTCGTTATTTAGTTCTTCTGACATAAGTATGCCCTCCTTGTAGTGTTAATTGTATTATATCATTATAAAGTTAATAAGGGGGCAGGAGAGTGAACTCCCGCCCCCCATTAAAGGTACTGTTTACAGATTATGCATCTGCAGCAGCGTCAGCGAATGCAATTGCATCCTCTTCTTCCCACTGAATACCAAAGCGGACGAATACTGTGTATTCAATTGTGTCCTTCTTTGCTACGTATTCACGGTTTACAGTGATGTCACGTTGCATACCCCATACACGGTTAGCAGGGAATGTCAAATCGATATATCCTGCTGGGTAGTAAGGGACTTCCTGAACTTCAATTCCAAGAACACGAGTTGTACGTGCTCCACCGAATGTCTGTCCAAGTCCGTCTAGATAGTTCTGACGGTTTGCTTGTGTGCTTCCTGGCATACGACCAGAGAATGCTTCTGCAACTGCATCAGCAAGGGTACCGTTATTCTTAACGATTCCTCCGAATGCATCTGTACCTGCGTAGAACTTAAGATTGTTCTTAAGTGCACGGTACTTACGTGGCATTGCATTGATGATTCCCTGCATAACTTCAGGTGTCCAAGCATTATCTGCTACGGTTACAACTGATTCATGTGCGAATCCATTAGTCTTGGTCTTCTTTACGAAACCAGTCATGATGTTAAGGAATGGGGATGTTGAACCATCACCATTAATTGCCAAGTCTTCGATATCATTTGCAAACGCATTTGTCATCAAACGTACTAGGTGATCCTCAAGAGCATCTCCTTCTACGCCATCTTCAAGTGCTTCAGCAGAAACTTCCCAGTCAAGACGAATCTTCTTTGTAGTCAATTCAACCTTTGAGAATGTTGCTCCTGTGTTTGTGTATGTACCGTCTGCTTGTGCTGCTGAACGAATTACACGCTCTCCTACGTTTACCTTTTCAAGTTCCATAGTATTTGCTCGCATTGTGACCTTACGGCCATCATTTGCAAGTACAGTTGCATCCCAAACATAATCGATAAAACGACGTGCCTGTTCAGGGCGCAGAATTCCAGATGCTGCAGTAGTCCCAGAAGGGTTTACGGCATTGGAACCAGATGATGAACCAATAGTTGCTACTGGTGCGTTACCCAATGTGCTTGCGCCTGGGTTAGAAACTCCACCAATACCACCTGACACGAATGCGCCTTGGCCCTGATAAAGTCCTGGGGCTGTTCCGCCCACGTTACCAGATGTACCTGGTTGATTCTTTTCTATATTTTGTTCCGACATATATTTCACCTCCAAGTGACTTTCTTACTTAAATAGATCGGTTGTTTTGAGGAAACTCCCGCCCCATAGGGATTTTTCAACCATTTCAGGCTGATCCTGTACAATCTCTCCGAGATCGCCAGACTTTCGGAAAGCAGTATCTTGCTCTACAAGTTCTACACGCTTACCAAATTCATTAAATACATTTGTTGCTGATGCAAGATCTTTTGCAACTGCTTCAAATGAACTTTGTGCTACTTCAATGTCAACTTTAGTAGACTTTAAAAGTTCTACTTCTGATTGCAATGACTTAACTATTTCTACTAGATCGCTAAAGGCTTTTTCAAGACCGTCATTAGTTTCTGTAACTGCTTCTGCAATTGCTTCTGCGACTACATCATCTGACTTAGGAGCCATTGGCTTCTTGTCTTCTGCTTCTTCCTCCGCTGCGTCAGCCTTTGGTTCGCACTCGCATGCGTCCATTGATTTTCCGCAGTCTGCACATGGTGCAGCCTTTTCAACTTCTTGGATATTAGCATCTGCCTCTGGAGCGACCTCTGACTTTGCTACCTCTACTATTGCTTCTGTTTCAATAACTTCTGCAACTGTTTCTGTCTTTTTTGTCATAGGTTCTACCTCCTTGTTAATCTTAGAAGTATTAATGCCTTTAGCACTATCAACTAAGAATTTTATCATTGTTACTTTTTCGTTATCCGTTTTTTCAACGAATCCTATGTTTTCCATTTGGCTTCCTGTTGTTGGGCTTAATTCATTTTCATTCTCAGAAACCATAACAATACCCGACTCTTTATCATAAAAAACATTTTCTAATACTGTTTCATCTGCTTTAATAACATCTAGTCCATCGACCTTTTCTACAGACATAATATTTGCAAACTGATTTGCTGGTGAATCAACAAGACTCAACTCTACCAAATCATACTGCTTAATAATTCTAATTGCTTTATCTGACTTTTCATCATAGCCGTCATCCCACTTATTCATTCTTCCACCAATAGAAAAACCTTGAAGTGTTCCATCAAGTACTTTTTCCCAAGTATCCTGTGCACCCTTTGAAACGTATGCAGATACATAAACTCCGTTATAAAACTTTTTTGTCTCTGGATCAAAATATTTGTCTGCTTTAAATGAAACCATTTTGCCTACTGCTAATGGTTGATGCATTTCTCTAATATTCCCACGAAATTTAGCGAAAGCCTCCATTGATGCTTCTGCCGTTACAATGTCATCTTGCTTGTCAATGTTATCAAGTGATGCAAACCCAGAAACGGTTCTTCTATTCTCATCAATTTTTGAGAATGGCATCGAGAGACGCAGATTTTCCCCATCCGAATTCCAATGGGCTTTAGATAGACTGTTCACCATTATATTATAAACCCCTTTTATACATATCTCATTATTCGGACAATTCAGACACATCAAATAAATCGTCTGATTTTCTTCCTTGTCCTTTAGGATTTCGGCCAGTAACTGTAGTAGTGCTGTCAGAATTGTTACTTACTCTTTCGCCATCTCTAGCCCTATTAGCAGTGGCATCTGCTGCTTGCTGTGGCTTCAGATCTAGTGGCTCATCTCCACCTTCTCTTTGTGGCATACCCAAAATAGAACGTGCTTCGTTTGGTGTCATAACTTGATTTTTGACATATCTTTCAAGAATTTGAGACTGAGTAATCTCATCAGTAAGCGTCAACTCATTAAACTTAAACTCAAGAATATCTGTCTTTTCTTTAATAACTTTGTTGATCATTTTTTCAAGTTGTGCCTGCGCTGGTCTTGCAACCTGCTCTTTAAATGTTCTATCTTGTGCTAATGCAGCAGCGATGGCTGATGAATCAGATCCACCCAACTTCGATAGTGGAACTTGGTGAGCAACAAGAATATCATCACGGTTTTGCTTACGATATTCTTTAAATGACCCTTCCTGAATTCCAGCCTCAATAGGCTCCATCTTAAACTCAACTTTATTTGTATCAGAATCTGGAGGAAGTGGAATATAAAGAGTTCTATGAGACTGACCCTTAAGACCTGTCTGCAAGAATCTAAACATCTTATCTTCTGCATCTGCAGATAATTTTGCACCCTTTAATGTTACAACATATCTAGGAACAGCCTTATTTGAAAAATAATCAATATTGTACTGTGAGGCTAACTGGTCACCAATAAGTGATGATATTGCTGACATAATGTCTGGTACGCCATAAAATGTATTGAGTGGAGAGTACTGCTTGAAATGTATAATCTCATTTGGTCTTGGATCATCAGTTACCATGTTCTGGTTTGATGCACCAAAATTTTTGAAGTAAACAGTTTTATTACCAATGATTTGTATATAGCCATCTTTCAATCTTCTTACTCTAATTGTGGTTGCTGGAATATGACCAACATAGCCAATTTCTCCACGTGTAGTTCTTCCAATTTCAAGATACCCATTACCAATTGCCTGGACATCTGTATAAACCTTTTCCATGGTACTTGTCAATGAGTCATCATCATTAAGAGATTCTAGCCAGTCTCTCATTTCAATCTTTGCTCGTTCAATTCTTTTTCTTGCACGATCAGTTGCAGCACTATCAGTTGATGCTTCAAGTTTTAGCATTGTTCTTGGAGAAACCTCAAAATCATATCCAAGCCCTACAATGTTTTCAACCTTTGCATCAATTGCTGCATGATTTGCAAAAGATGTATCATAATAGTTTGCCAATTCATAAACATTCCACGGAGGAGTAATTACATCAAAAAGACCGTAGGCATTTCTAAATACTGATCCAGGATTTATCTCTTTTGACTTTGCCCCATCAAGACCAACTTTGCCAGACCCTGAAGCCTCTAGGTATGAATCTGTTACTTCTGTTTTAGATAGTCTTGCTGCTCTTCGTTTAAAATTATTTGATAGCCCCGACAAATTTTTAAGATCATCCCATGATTTATTAAATGGGTCACTTGAAACAAAGGCATTTCGTTCATCTTGAATTTGATCAATTCTTGCACCAACTAGAATATCATCGTTGTCCATTATTCCTCATCTCCATAAAGAGCGATTGTGTCTTTTGCTGCCTGGACTGCGCCAAGGTCATTCATTGATGGAATAAGTCCAGACTTAAAGCGATCAACTTGTTCTGAATACTCTTCTTCTGAAACTCTTGTCAGACCTGGAACAAATACTGCTGTTCCTTGTCCGTCATCTCCATAGTGCATTGCTGCTTTCTTTAACTCGGAGATTCTGCCTATGTCATTTTTCATTGCTGGTATATTTAGAACAGAGCCCGTGCCGTCTGTAAACCATTTACCATCAGACTTCTTATATACGTATAGACCCCAGTCATACATCTTATCGATGACTTGTCGTCTTACATTCTTTACTATTGGCTCGCCAGTTTCGGGGTTAATTAATGAATCCATAACCATTAGTATACCATATTACGTAGAAGTCTGTACTCCCTGTTGCCATCTAACATCCGAATTTACAGAATATTGATATTTTCCAACTATTAATGGCAAAGAGTCATCAATGATGAACCTATTTGTACCTATAAATGTTTTATATAGTGTTTCTGGGTCTACCCCATAAAGGCTTGTTGTTGCAACAACTAATACTTCATCCCAGTTGAAGTCTAGATCCCAGAAGGTCCATTCATAAAGATCCTCTGGGTCATTTGTAACCTTAACCCTAAACCAAGGTCTAGTCTGTAAGTCTCTAACTTCTGAAAGCCTGCTTGCATCATACAAAGATATGTTATTAATTGTTACTGGTCCTGATACCGACATCTTTCCATTAATACTTTTTAAATTTAAAAGATCTGAAAAATAGATACCCAGCATATCCCAGTGTCCAGCCTGAATAACTGGCTCACGGCTAACAATTCCATTAACATAAAAAGCAATACCACTTTCTACAATTCCTGTTGCAGCATTTACTGCATAAAGTTTTGCACGTTTTCCATCTGTTGTATTTGCAACTAAGAAGATATCTATAAACCTAGTTCCATTGTCAAAACTTAAAATTTTAATTGGAGAAAATGGGAAAAACTCATAATCATATCTTAATGAGAATTGTGCTGCCATTAAATTATATGAAGATGATTTAGAGGAATTAATAGGAATTGCTATACCTCTATCAGAGCCATCTTTAAAATCACCCTTAATAGAAATGCCACTATCTCTTGTTAGATATAGATATGGAGTACTTTTCTTATAAATGCTATATGGGTTTGGAGTTTTGTAATCATAGTAAAGTCCAGACTTTGTATATGGATAAATATCTGTTCCAAACTTTGTTCCAATAGGATTGAAGCCATCTTCGCTAAATGACTGAGATGATAACTGTAACTGTTTTATTGACATTGGCAAAGATAGCATTGATCTTGTGACCATATCTACTGAAACAGAGATTGACACATCTTCAAAATTTACGTCAAATGGTGGATAAATAATCATTCCATCAACAACCTCATAGGCTGTATTTATCCACTCTGAGCCTACTCTTACTGTTCCATTTTTATCTGGTGCAATTTGGCGAACATATGCTGAGTCTGGAGTTTGACCAGATGCCTCAGTGTATTCAAAGGTTATTCTAGTTCTTATTGGATTTTCTGATGTATCATAGGAATATGTTTTTTCAGATTTGTTTTTTAAGTCTAAATAGTCATTATAGTTAGTATAAAGTTGATTATTTAAATAGGCATAACTATTAAACTCTTCATTAGTGTATGCTTGTTTTAAGTCTTCATATTTCCAAGAGCCAGTGCTTTCAACTGTAACGAACTTGCTTGGAGATGGAACAGAAATATTAAATTGTAAAAAGTCAAGATCGTAATATGAATCCCCGTATGAATCATTTACATATTTACCAAAATAGGTTAACGGCAGGGTTGTCTTCCAGTATCCGTGGCATCCAATATCAATTTTAAATGACCCCATAAAATATTGAGGAAGTAAAGAGTATGAACTTACTACTGAACCAATTCTTGAAGATACGTAAGAGGATACACTTCCCCCGTCTGCCAAACTTGACCAAAAACTTGTATTATAAAACCGTGCATCATAATCAAATTCTCCAACTTCGGAGCCAGTGGAATAGTCATTAAATACGTTTTCATAATCTAATGGAACTCCCCTATCTGAAAAGCCATATGATACTAAGTCAAGAGTGTCTTTATTTGCAAAATGAATTCCAAATATCTTTCCACTAAAAGTGCTTGCAAACTCTTTTGTTCCAGCAACATAAACTGAAAGAGCAGCCCTATTGCCGAAAAGTGAAGCAGCACTACTTCCAAAAGCATCTATAAATTTATCAATACTAATTCCAGCAATAAAAGGAGATCCTGCAAGAACCCCTTCTGCAGAGTACACTGTTGAAACACTATCTCCATTTTTAAATTTATACCTTAAAGTTTCTCCAACTAACTCTAAAGAAAAATAATTTCCATTAGAGGAGTCTTCAATTCGAATTAAAACCTGAGCGTAACTTTTATGCTCTGCAATCTTAAATACTCCATAGACTGCTTCTGTTCTATCTGTTAGAATATTTAACTTATCAAAATGAATATATCCATTTGTTGATGACCAACCTGCTGAAGGCCTCAACGTTAAAAAATTGCCATCGCTATCGTTTTGAATTGTAGAATTATCAAGATAAAAATTATCGTAACTTTTGTTAGAAAAAACAAAATCAGGTAATTTGTAGTTTGGAGTTGACAGAGTATTATTTGTTACTGATAAGTTTGTGAAATATCCACTTGCCCAAGATCCTTGGTCTGGGTAGGAATAGTTGTTGGTGTATTTAGAAAATGGATAATCAATTACAGTAGATGTACCACCATATGAAGAGTTGAGAATTTCTGGATATTCAACGCCCTGACCGTAGACAAATCTTCTTTTTGCAACCAAGGATGGAACCTTGTATGGGTATATTGCAATTGCATCAATATCAAACTGGGTTACTTCTTCGTATGAATAAAAGCCAATCCAGTCATTGTTAAAGTAAGTGTTTCCTATTTTTGTAATTTTATCTGGTAGAGATATACTGTCAATATCAATAGAAATTGAAATAACCTCATCCCCATTAATCAATAAACTTGTATTATTTATCCCCATTCTTAAGTCAACAAGCATTGGCCTATACCACTCGTCTATTCCATATGATTTGGTATATTCCCCAACTTTTAAAATTAAATTATTTTTGTATGCATATAGACCATCTTCTGATGCTACTGGACCAACAAGTCTCTTTGGGGTCGAACAATCTGCAAAAATTCTTAGCCAAAATTCTAAAGTTTTTTCTTCATATTTTCCAGACTCATTTAAAAAGCCACATCCTGGAAATATAAAAGATGGCTTGCCATCGCTATTTGGAATTATGTGCGTTACATTTGATGATCCGAATACTAGTGGAATTCCAGAGTTCTGTGCAAGAAGTCTATTATTATTTACAAGATAATACCCTGGAGAATTCTGCAACCCATATGATGGTGCTGGAATGGCATCGTGCCCTGCCAAGGATCTAACAGTTGAAGGAACTTGAATTTTATTAACGCCCAGAGATTTTGCACTGAACTCTTCATTCCATTGACCAACAGTTATGCCATTAACTAAAAACTTATAGTCATCTAGAACTCCTCCAGGAATATAAGATATCTTTAAGAATGGTCTAAAGTAAACATCTTGTCTTGGAATTATGAATGTGTCAGAAACGTTAAGCCATTTTTTACCTATGTTTATATTAAAAACTTTAGAAATAATCTCAGTTGTTGCAGATGTTGAATCGTAATATTCATACCCAATTTCAATACTACTCAAATATGTGCTGGGGGAGTAGACATATCCTCCAATAGAAAATACTTTTAAATTTTGGTCAAAGTCTGTAAACTTACCAAAATCTGGGCTTGTTGCTTTAACGTATGTTTTATTTATTTCACCATTTAAACTTGAAACTACGCTATCTGAGAATGGTTCATTTTCAGATGTTCCAATTGCTCCAGATCCGTTTTCAATATCCCAAAGATATACAGATCTTTTTAACTCTGAACTAACAAAAGAAATGTAGTCTGCTGTATCATCAAGCGACCACATGGCTGTTGGTTGCTCAGAATAAATCTTTTCTGCATAGATATTTGATGGGTTAGACATAGGTTCTCCTAGTCTATTTTATCACACAATGCGAGTAAACCAGCGTGGTGTTGTAAATCTTGTACCCGCAATTATCTCTTTGACCCCATGAACATATCTAGGCTGATCTGGGAAACACAACAAGTCTCCTGGCTCTGGCTTAATTGAAATTTGATAGTCTGGGAAATAAATTTCTCCGCCTTCATAGTCATCATTCAAATACACAAGAGTTGCAATATCGTTTGGCCTTGAAGAATCAAAATGCTCATGCATTCCATGGCCTTCTTCAAATTTTGCAATATGAGTCTTATGTGGATTAAATGGTTCAAAAGATTCTCCATAAGTGTTTAACACGTGGTTATAAACCTTAAGTGCATACTCTTGCATTAGTTCTAGGATAGAAGGATCATTTGCCTCAATCTCATGATATGTGTAAACCTTAAATTCTTTTTCATTATTACCGTGCATAGTAAACCCATTAGGGAAATTCTTTGCATGGTTATAAATTTTTGCAGCATCGTCTGCATTCATAAAACCTTTAATGTGATGTATCTGTGACACGTAGTCCTCCATTATTTCACCTTTATTTCGCAGTAGTCTGTTGTACAGTATGCCTCGCCCATTGCTTCTAGATTATCTACTCCATCGTAAATTGCTCCAAAGTCAATATGCTTCAACTTACCTACATAACCATTATACTCCTCTTCAGAGATCTGAGTATATGGCTGTTGTGGATATGTGTGATTTCCCATTGGAAGGAATGAGACTGCCTTTAATTGTCCCTCGTACATATGCAGTGCTGGAACAACATGCTTTGATTCTGTTTCCTTATCAAATGAAAGTGTTACAGAAACCCCATTGTCAGACCAGTACTTCTGAGCAGTTGCAGCAAGTGCAATCTTTTCAAATAATGTGACATCTTTTTCAGATCTTGGATGACCTGATTTAATTGGGAAATATACTACTGAAGTATTTGCTGAAACAACATCATCTTCAATCTTATATCCTGCTGCCTTGAATAAATGAACCATTGGGTCTGTATTTCCAAAACGAATTGCACGAAGGAAGAAGTTTCCTCCAGGACCCCAGTGAACTCCAGGAGTTGCACCAGAAAGAATTGAAACAGATCCTGATGGTTTAACAGTTGTTACACGAATAGATTCACGAACACATAACCATTCAGAATACTGATTATCGTAATGACGAATCTTGTTGTATCCTTCATCCATCCACTCACGAACTGTTGGCAAACCCTTTAAGTCTGCAAAAGATGCAATGCCAGTAAGAGATGTTCCAATACGACGATTACGTTGCATAATTCCATTTGTTTGTTGCCAATGTGTTGGAACAAGAGTTACGGTCTTTCCATATAGGTATGCAAACTTCAGGGTACGCAGGAAGTCCTCCTTGGATTCATGACGGTTTAAGTGCACTTCTACAAGTGTACATAATTCGTAAGATTCCAATGGCTGCTCCGCACATGGATTAAATCCCATCACACGATAGTCTTTTCCATCTGGCGCATCCTTTAGTCTGCCATAATTACGAGCAACATCAAGCCAGATAAACCCTGGCTCTCCATTTTCTGTAATTAAATCTACATAGTCTTCATACTTTGTTCCTACCTCTGCTGAGATAGAGTTATTAGACATCCAAGCCCACCCTGGATTATCTGAATCAAATGAGTTACGCTCTGGGAACATTTCTGAATTCTTTAAGTTCATGAATGTTTCATCCCCCTCACTCCCCAAGGCAAGAGTTGCAGACCTGCGAACGTTGCCTGATACTACGCAAGTACCAATAAGATTTACTAAATCTACAATGGCACGAGAATCTAGCGTTTCCCCTGCTCTAGAGCCTATTACACGGTCTATCTGGTCATGCAACTTAATAAGAGGTGCTGGACCTGATGCTACGCCCCCAAAGCCCTTAATGGCCGAACCAAGGGGTCTAATAAGATCGTAATTAAATTTCTGAATGCTTTGATTTGCTCTTAAATAGGAGTTAATTAAAAGTCTAACAGATTCGACCCAGCCTTCACGGGTGTCTGGAATTTCAAATACCTGGTCAGGTTCTGTTGGGGCATAGATTGAAAAATTCTTATCCTGTCCAACTGTATCAAACCCTACGCCAATTCCAAGCATAAGGGCATCCATAACCCAAGCAAATAAGGCTCCTGGATCATTCTTATCAAGGTCTTTTGTAGACACCATCGCACAATTTTGAAGTGCTGCAGAGTTCTTCTTTTCCATAACCATTGGAGTACCAAAAGCCCACATGCCACGTCCTGGGGGAGTCCACTTTAAATTAAACATTCTATCAAAAGCCTCTTGTGCTGATTTCTGAGCCTTGTAGTCATTCCAAGGTAGGCGATTCTCTTTGGCGTGGTTCTTTTGAACTGAATACATTCCCTCAATTACTCGACGACAAACTTCATGCCAACGCTCTTTAGTTCCATCTTCTTTCATTCTAGAGTATGTTCTAATGAAGGTGATTTCTCCAAGTGAATTCTCTGCTGCATCTTTAAAGCCAAAAGGGCTTTCAATATTCTTATACTTTTCAACAAAGTCTTCTGGAAGCCTAAAACTAAAGAAATCTGACATGTATTATCGTCCTTTCAAAAACGGATTAAGTGTTAAGTATAGCAGAGTTTTCAAAAAAACAAAACTCTACCTAAAGGTGTTATTGAGAGTTAGTTAAAACTCATACCTCTGTGTGCATCTTTTGTTTTTTTAGTAAGTTTATTAAATGTTATAGTTTGTTCTATTCCAGTTACAGGACATTTCTGTACTATTGATCTGTATCCCAATAGGTGACGAATGAAGTTTTTAATCATAGAATTGGAACCCAATGTTGCTCTGGGGAGCCTTTCATATTTTGCAATGGGGATACATCATAGGCAATTGTAATTCTATCTTTTTCAAAAGGCCAGTTGCTAATGCCATGAGCATGTCCAGTTTCAGAAAGGATTGCACGGTTATTAACATTAACATTTAAAAACTCTGTTTCTCCTGAAATCATATATTTTGTATATGAAGGTTCTGCATTGACACAGTAATATCCATGGAAATCTGGAGCGCCTTGCCCATTTAAATGATCATGAAGATATGTATTTGGTAGTGGCTCTGGCTTGCTATTCTTGTCAGCATTAAACCATCCCTGAATCATATAGTTTTGACTTTTAGCATCGATGCCATAATATTCGCAGGCTTCTAAAACCATGTCGCTAATTGAGGAATATAGCGCTCTAATATTCTCGTCATGGAACTGGAAAATATTATACTTTTCTCCTAGTTGAGTAGTAAATGATGCTCTATCTACTGACTCATAATCATTATTTTTTACCCCTGGAACATTTTCAGAAGAAAGTCTTTCTTTAAGACTTAAAAGAGAAGTCTCAAATTTTGGAAGATCTAGGTCTAGGTGTCTTTCAAAAAACTTATGATTTGGTTTTATCATTGCTATCATGCTAAAGGAATCCAATGCTGCTCTTGATCCATTCCAAACTTTTGAATATCTCTTAATGGAATAACATCATATGCAACTGTAATTCTTGGACCTTCCCAGTCCCAATCTGCCATTGAGTGTGGGTGTCCCATTTCAGAAAGGATTGCACGATCATTTTTGTTATGGTTTTCAATCTCTTTATCAAAAACCTTATAGTATGTAATTGAAGGTTCTGCACTTACAGAATAATAACCATGGAAATTTGGAGCACCAGTTGGACCATGATCATGCCAATCAAGTTTACCCTTGCCAGCATGAGTAATATTAAACCAACCCTGAAGCATAAACTTTTCTTTTTCAAAGTCAACTCCATAGTAATCACAAGCCTCAATAGTCATGTCTTTAACAGCCTTGTATAAATTATAAATACCAGTTGAGTGGAATTGGAAAACATTATACTGTCTCCACTTCATTGTTGAAACACTATTAGATTGCTTCCATGCTTCGTTAGCCCCTACTGGAGTTACACCTACAACCTTTGCTTTTTCAATCTTTTCGTATCTGTCCTGTAGTTCTGATGCTAGGACTGATAGATTATTATCAAGGTATCTTTCAAAAAACTTATGTGGTTGAGTGGACTTGCTCACACTCTGAATATCCGTTGGATAGTTGTTCATTATTACTCCCTTTGCTATTTATACTAGTATACCATATTGGCTAAAGTGGCTTTGGATTGGATCTTTTTGCCATCTCATACAAAAGTATATCATGCTGATTTAGTTCTTTAATCCTATTAATCATTTTGTCAGTTATGTTAAACCTTTTAGATGTACTTGAGTTAAACATCATATTTCTATGTTGAAAGTTTGGAACAAACCCATATGTCTTGCTCATATACCTAATTATGTCATCCAACAATATGCCTCTGGTCTCTATTGTATAGCAACTAATAGCGTCAACCTTTGCCTGCATAACTGACTCATCAAATGAATAGTCTTTGAGAAACCACTCATTCATGGTCTTATCCATTATGCTTTTAGTACTGTTAAATCCTGCTTCATCTACAGTTCCCGTCAAAAATTTTGTTTGCATATCAGAAAGGTATGGATATATCTCTGGGTTATAAAGCCATTCATCAAATATCTTTTCAAGTTCCTCAAAACTTCTGGAGTTTTCATACATAAAAAAGAACCAACTAACAAACCTCTCAACTGGATCTCTTAATATTGTAAAAGATTTTAAGTCTTTAATAAATAAATTCGGATAGTTTCCTAGGTGCCCAGAAATAAACTCAACATCTTTAAACATTTCTGGACTAATTATCCTGTCATGATAAATAATTGATGACTTTAATTTGTTTGTCTGGAAAGCCAAATGGACCCCAGATCTAATGAATAGGCCTGAAGTCCTTGGCACATGATGGTGATAAAGCACTTATATCATGTCTTACGATTGTGTACTACCATGTTACCAGCGATGAATGTATCGACTGGCTCCATATCAAACTTGTAAACTGTTGAAGGTGTCTCATCAATTTCAAGTGATGTAACTGCAATTTCATTGAAAGAGTGAAGGTTGTAATCGTATTCCACTACATAGTCTCCAACTTCTAGAAGTCCTGTGTTAATATATCCATAAATACCGTTTCTCTTGTAGAGAATTCCCTGTACTGTAGAATACTTCTTTGTTGAGTCTCCGTTGATTGTCATTGTTGCTGGCATTTCTTTTTCAACAACAGATGCAACATTTGTTTTAACAATTGCCTGATCTGTTAGTTGATTGAAAGCCAATGTCATTGGATCTGATACAGACTCGTCATCCATTTCATTAAATGAGTGCGCCCAGACTTCTTGTCCAGTAACAACATCCTTTGCAGGAATTTGAATGTATGTGTCTTCTGGACCAACAACTGATACTAGAGTATCAGGGGCAATACATCCTCCTCCTGGAGAGAAACCAAATACGCCGAATGGTGAAAATCCAAACACTCCGAATGGAGAGAACCCAAATGGTGAGAATCCGAATACCCCGAACGGAGAGAATCCGAATACCCCGAACGGAGAGAATCCGAATGGTGAGAAGCCGAATACACCGAATGGTGAGAAGCCAAATACTCCAAATGGGGAGAAGCCGAATACTGAGAACGGTACAAATGAGAATGTTGTAACAGATGCTGACCATGCAGACCATTCTGACCAACCTTGAGCATTGTAGGCTCTAACACGATATGTCTGTGCTGTTCCTGCTTCTTGTGCAATATTTGTTGTAAGAGCATTTACTGTAGCAGACTTTCCGTCAGAAGATTCAATCTGATAGTTAGTAATTGCTTCTCCACCGTTATCTGCTGGTGCTGACCATGATACTGTATCATATGTTGCACCAGATGGTGAAGATGCTGTAACGCCTGTTGGAGCATCAGGAACAGACTTTACATCTGCGTTAGTCTGTGAAGACGATATTGATGTTGTCTCTGTTGCTGTTTGACCAATTGGAGCATTTGCAAGAATTGTGAATGCGTAGGCTGTACCTGCTCTTAGACCTGTAACTGTAAATGGTGAAGACGTTGCTGTAAACGTACTAGTTCCATAAATTGAGTTAGCGAAAATTGTATAAGAAGAAGGAGTAGCACCCATAATGTTCTTATTGAATGTAATCACGGCTGTTGATGAGAAGTATGCTCCACCAAAACCTGGGACTACGCTTACGATGTAAGGTTGCCCTGGGGCTACACCCCAAAAACTTACTGCAGCCTTAGCAGATTTACCTGCTTTACCACCTTTACGAATTGCCATATGTTTCTCCCTTTTTTTCCTATTAAATTTGTATTACGCTGTCAAGTCGCCAGATACGATCCAAGTATTTGTATCACGCTTGATCAATGTTGCCATTGAGTAACGATCACGGAACTTGAGTCCTGGTGTGTTGAGAACTGTAACGCCTGCGCCTGCAACGATTGAAGTCTGTCCTGTACCCTTTTGGAATACATCGATAGATGAGCCAATCCGAAACGCTACTGATGAGTTTGGTGGAATTGTAACAGAGTTTGCTGAAGCAGAATCCATTTCAATTACATTTCCTTCATCTGAAAGAACTGCTGTGTAAGAAGTTGTCTTGTTATTGAATGATGCAAGTGATGCTGCATCTAGTTGAGCAATGCTTGCCTTTAGAGCAAGAGCATTTGTCATTGTTGTTGAGAAGTTTGCATCGCTACCAAGCGCTGCTGCCAACTCATTAAGTGTGTCAAGTGCTGCTGGAGCAGATGCTACAAGGTTTGAAACTGCTGTTCCTACGAACGCTGTTGTTGCTACCTGTGTAGTGTTTGTTCCTGCTGTTGCTGTTGGAGCAGTTGGTGTACCAGTAAATGCTGGTGATGCAAGTGCTGCCTTAAGAGCGTCTGCTGTATCTACGTATGACTTAGTTGCAAGAAGTGAAGTATCTGCAATTCCGTGTATATTTGTAGTATCTGCTTCGTGTGTTGACACGGCATTGTCAGCATAAGTCTTTGTAGCAAGAGCAGATGTATCGGAGATTCCGTGTACGTTTGCTGTTGCTGAATTATGTGTTGAGATTGCTGTTCCACGGCTTGTGGCTTCAGTTGTTCCTACTGCATCAGCATAAGCCTTTGTAGCAAGAAGTGCTGTGTCAGCAATTCCGTGTACTGCAGTTGTATCTGCATTGTGAGTATTAACTTCAGCAAGTGCTGCTGCATCTGCCTTAGATTGTGCTCCAGATGTTGTTTCTAGAACTGCTGTATTTGGAATTCCGTGTACATCTGTTGTGTCTGATGAGTGAGTTCCAATTAATGTGTTGACGCTTGCTGTTGTAGCAAGAAGTCCTGTATTTGCAATACCATGGACATCAGTTGTATCTGAATTGTGTGCTGAAACTTGATTTGTAACATAAGTAACTGCATCTGCAAGTTCCTTAAGTGTATCAAGTGCTTCTGGTGCTGATGCGATAAGGTTTGTAAGATATCCAAGAGGAATCTTTCCTGATCCATCAAGTGGTGCTACACCATTGGTTGCACCCTTTTGTGTTAGTGGGACGTAGTCATCAAGAGTACCGCCCAAGTCTTCTAAGTTCTTAAAGTAGGAGAGATCTGACCATGCATTAACGCCATCACCAATTTTGAACTGGTTGGTGTCTGTCTCGTATCCAATTTCTCCTGCTGCCAAAATTGGATCTGCTGCCGTCCATTGGGCTGCAGTTCCTCTGCGCTGTTGCATTCTAGTTGCCATTTATATTCTCCTTTTATCCGTTCTGCGGATGTCTTTCTGTACTATTATAACATCAATTTTTAATTGAAGTTATCTACTGCTGAACCACCATCGAATGAATATTCCCAAGTATTTGAACTTGGAGATCCTCCATCGAGACCTGTTCCTTGCGGACTATTGAAACTTCCACCCTCACGGAATGTTGTAACAATAAATCCTGTTCCATCGATTGCTGTATCGTGGATATGCTCTGGTAGATTTAATGTGTCATCTATTGCAGCAAGTGTTACCCATCCTGCTGAAGAATAAACATTAACTCTATTAGTTAGAGAGTCTAGCCAAAGTGCACCCTCTGTTGGGTTAGAAGGAGCGGTTGCACCTGAAGCCATCTGACTTGACTTTGAATCTACATACGCCTTTGTTGCTGCATCAGAAGCAGATACTGGTGTTGCTACCTGTACTGTTCCCCCGAAAACTGCAGTTCCTGCGACCTGTAGTCCATTTTTTACTTTGAAGTCTTTATTGACTGTAGCCAAAGTGATCACGCCCCTTTATTATTTTAATTTTTTAAGCAATAAGAGTTCCAGCAACGAATACATCTGATGATGCGTTAATTGTTGTTACCCGAATTCTTGCGTTAGCACCATCTACGTCTGCTGTAACTGTGGCAAGTGTGCCATTTGTTCCAACAAGTGCGTATTCTGTGATAGCAATATTATTTGAAGTATCAAGTGTTAGAAGTAACTCTGAGATTTCAGTGTGTGTTCCATTCTTGATTTTTACAAGGACTTTAGCAGATCTGAAATCTGCATGTGCCCAAGAGAATGCTGTTGCTGTTGATGCTGTTGGAACTGCAACTGTTGCTGCGAATTCCTTTGCAATTGTACCCAACTTGACTGCTAGGTATGTTGGTGATGCTGTTCCATCTCCATTTGCGATTGCTGTTGTTACAGATCCGCCAACTGCTGTAAGTGCACGAGCATTTGTGAAGTAGAGGTTTGAAGTTCCTTCTTCAATAGCGTCTGTATTAATTGCATTAACTGCTGCAGTGATTGCTCCAGAAGTTGCTGCTACTGCTCTTGCATCTGTAAAGTACTTGTTTGTTCCTTCTTCAATATCTGAAGTTGAAAGAGCATCTACGGCTGTAGTAATTGCTGAGTTACGTGCTGAGATTTCAGTTGTAATAAGTCCATCAGCATAAGTCTTTGCTGCATCACGCTTAGTTGATGCATCTGTTGCTGCTGCAGAAATTGCTTCTGACTTTGCTGTTGCAATATCAGTTGTAACTGCTGTCCGCAAAGTTGTATCTGCTGCTGTAGCAAATGACTTTGCTGCGTCAGCCTTTGTAGTAGCATCTGTTGCTGCTGCTGAGATAGCCTCTGACTTGGCAGTTGCTGCCTTAGTTGTGGCATCAGTTGCTGCTGCTGAGATTGCTGCAGATTGTGCAGCATTTGCCTTACTAGTTGCATCAGTTGCTGCTGCAGACTGTGCAGCATTAGCCTTTGAAGTAGCGTCTGCTGAAGCAGTTGCTTCTGCTGCAGA